CCGCTACTCCAGCAACTAATGCATTTGTTTCACTAGGTTTTTCTTCGTCGATTAGGTTAAAATAGTCAAACTCTTGAAATTGAGTCATTTAATCTCCTATCCTATATTCATCAAGGGATTATTATTTCTGCCGGGTAAATTTATTTCATTAATATCTTCTACAACTTCTTCTTCTATTTTAGGAAGACTTGAAGTCATATCATCTGTTGATGGTAATAGTGGATTATCAATTATTGTTGGAACTCCATTTCTTATATCAATATAGTTTCCATTAATAGGGTCAATGTATATTCCATCAGGTTTGTTTCTAGCTTTTTGAGTGTAATCTACTTGACCTTTTTGATTTCTTTGACCTTTTATAAAAGATCTAACAGGTCTTCCAGTTGCTTCTTCTATTAAACTTCTATTATTTTCAAATTCATAATATTCTTCAGCAGCTGTTCCAGTTAATCCATAAGAACTTTCATAATTAGCTAATTTATCTTGTTTTGCTTTTTGTTGAAATCTATTTTCAACACCAAAAACTCTTTGTTGTAATATTTCTGCAGCTTTTGCATTTATCTCTTCGTCAGTGGCATCAGGGCCTAGCATAACTCTTGCTTCTTTTTGAGCGTTTATTTTTTTATTTTGTGCTTTTATATTTTCTAAATTTATTTGAGCTTCTATTGATTTATCTAATTTACTCATTTCAAAATCTTGTTTAGATTTTATATCTGCAAGAGCTTGTAATCTTTTTTCCGCTGTTCTTTCATTTTGTAAATCAAAAGCTAAAGCTTTTTCAATAGCAGTTCTTTCTGTTATATCTCTTTTTTCTAAATCTGAAAACAATCTTTCAGTTGGTTCTTGAAATGCTAATGCTGTATTAGCTAATGCAGATCCACCTCTTGTCTCAGAAAGACCTCTTAGTCCTCCAGAGATTAATAACTTAGCTATTGGATCAATTCCAGATCGTGGACTTTCTTGTATAAATTCTCTATATGCTTTAGCTGCTTTACCTTCAGCATAGTTTTGTCTATCTTTAATTCCAGACATAATGCCATTCATATTAGTTGATCCACCTCTAAACATCGGTCTTCTAAATACTTTACTCATTATCTTAATGCCTTATATATACCAGCTAATGTTGATCCTACATTTAGTGCTGTCTGACCAGCTCCTACATTAGGAGTAGCTACTTGTGTAGTCTGACCAGGATAACCTGCAATCATTTGAGTTACACCTGAACCATAAGCATTTGCTGCTGTTAAACCTTGTTGTAATTGTTGTTGGGCCAATTGTTGTTGTGCATTTAATTGAGCTTGTTTCTGTGCTTGCACACCAGCTCCTAGAGTAGATAGTCCTGCAACTTGAGTTCCTAACATATTTTGAGTAGCTGAACCTAAATTCATTTGATTTGCAAATTGTTGTTGTGCTGCTTTATTTGCTTCACTAAATCCTTGTTGTAATAATTGTGCCTGTAATTGAGCTCTTCTTCTATTAGAATCAGCCGCAAATTCAGCCTCCGCTACACCTTGTCTTGCACCGCCAAAAGCACCTGCTTGCATCGCAGATTGTCCAATACCTGGTAATCCTTTTTGTGCTTGAATATCATAATCTTCTAGAGTCGCATCTATAACATCCTGTTGATAAGGAGACATAAAAGATTTGTAAGCCTGAGGTCCTGTTGCAGCTTGTGCTGCATTTAAAAATGGTTGAAAAGATCCAATACCTTTAGTTGCTTGTTTAATCGCTTCTAATTGAAGTGGATCCATTCCAGCAACAAATTGTTTTCCAAATGTTTTAGATAAATCTGCTGCACCAAATTGACCAGCAGCTTTACTTAATTGTCCAAGATAATTTTTTCCTGCAGCTTCAATATACGTTGCTGGTAATACTCTAGTTTCTGTAACAGCCATTATACTCTCCCTCCTTCTTCTAAAGTTTTCATCATATCATACATACGTTGTGCACCTTTATTAACATCTCCGTCACCCATTCCTCTTACAGCATCAGCTGTAAATACAAATTCGTTATTAGCTAACATAGCAGGAATATCATCTGCTTTTTCTTTTGCTCCAACTGGAGGTATAAAACCACCTGTTTCTCTAAGATCTAATTCTGTAACTCCTGCAGGATTTTGATTTAACATTAAACCTTCTATTCCTGCAGCCTGAATCGCGTTTTGTTCTGCTTTGCTACCCATAGCATAACCAATTCTACCACCATCAGCTAATCTTTGTTTTAGTTTACTTTCGTAATTAATACCACCTATTGCTTTTTCTTCTTTTTCTTTGTTTTCAGGTAAATTTGTTATACCAGGGTTATTAATACTAGGACCACTATAATTTGGCATAAATATTTTATCCATGTAAAGATTTTTTACTTTATCCATTAGATCCATATTTCCATATAAATCTTGGAAAGAATATTGTTTATCTAGAAAACCTTTTTCAAATAATTCTTTAGCAGATTCTACTTCTCCTGATGCTTTTACAGCTTCTAATAATCCATAGTCTCCTTCCATAAATTTCATTTTATCAGGATCAAACCCTCTTTCTTTTAAAATTTGTATGCTACTATCTCTTTCAGTTTCCAACACATTTTTTAAAGGATCAGAACCATAAAGCATTTCTTCTGGATTAAAAGGCATAGGCGTTGCTTCTGGTTTTTTAGCTTCTATTTGATTGCTATCTGATTTTAAATAATCCAATACATCTTGATATAATTTATCACCTTCACTTTGTTCAGGTATTGGTCTTCCTGATATAGGTCCTGTAAGATCTTTTGGTGGAGTAGCAGGAGCTGCAATGGCTCTAGCCATTGGACCACTACCTACAGCATAATCTACCCTACCACCATCTGCATACATATTGACTCTAACAAATTCATCAATCTCACTTTGTTTTGCATTTGGATTTAAATTTTTAAAATAGAATCTTAAATAATTCTCTAAACCTTCTCTACGATCTCCGCTGTCGCTAAAACCACCTTCACCTTCTTTAGATGCTCCCATACCAGCGATAAGACTTGGGATTCCGATAGCAGCTATTTTACCTAAACCTGTTAAACCAAAATCTCCTTTTCCTTTAATTAAACCTAATTTACCCAATAATCCTTTTGTCCCTTTTGATTTACTTAAATAATCAAAAGGACCTGCTTTCATTCCTCCAACAGTTCCTCCTAAAAAATTTTTAGCAGTGTTAAATTTGCCCATAATCCCAGCACCTGGAATTAAAGAACCTATACCTATAGCAATAGCAGCTTTACCTAGTGGTGACTTAGCTACTTTTTTAATTTTTTTTCCGATTTTTTTAACAAAACTTCCTAAGCCATATTGTTGTCTAGGTTGTTGCATTCTACTTATTGTCATCGTCCTCCTCGGATGCTGCACCTAATGGCATTGCAGCTACTTTAATTTTTACTGATCTTGTTACAAATTCTCTTTTAGTTGGAGAATTAGGATCTGCGATATCGTCCTCTGCTTCTTGGTCAGAAGAGTATTCGTAATTGGTATTTTTATTACGTAATACTACCTCAGTTTTGCATTTAAGAACAGGTATTTTTTTACCGTCTATTATAGTATATGATACTTCCGATTCTTCTATAAACATTAACTTGCTCCTGCTCCTTGTGGTATATAAATTCTTGTTGTTTCTAAAGCAGCTGTTGTTCCACTTATACCAGATGGATCAGATGTTTCAATCTTTAATACGTCCTTTTCTTCTAATACTATAGACCCTTTAAAGACGTTGGTTATTAGTGGTCCATCGAACTCTACATAAGCTATTCTATTTAAAGCTGATGTTGAGAAATCTTCTATATACACAGATACATTTTTACTACCGCTAACATTTACAAGCTGTAGAGTTTGAAATATAGTAGTGGTTTCATCCGGACAAGTAAATACAGTTTCAGGTAAACCAGCTTGTGTTGGTGTATAAAAACCATTTACATATACATTAGCCATTAATTTCCCCACCCATCATCTTTAGATATGCCACCTTTAAACCATGCATATCTATCTGATTTTTCATTTAATTCTTGTAAAAATGTAGAATTTAATTGATCGACCACAGACTGTATAGCTCTGTTAATTTGTTTTTGAGTTGAAACGTCGTACTCTTCTTTAGGTTCAGGTATTCTAACTACTATCTTTGCCATTAAAAACTTCCTGCTTCACTTACATCACTGTATCCTGGACCCGCTTGTTCTCTTTCTTGTTGTCTGTTATCTCCACCATATTCACCTTTTTGATTAGAGTATCGAGATTCTATTTCTCTTCGCATACGATCCATTTCTTCTCTTTTAGCTTTTTCTTCAGCAGCAATTCTTTCTATTTCAGCAATTCTTGCTCTTTCAACATCTCCAGCTTTTTTTCCTATTGTAGTAGGATCAAAGAAAGTATTTTTAATACCAGGTGCAATACCTAATTTTTGAAGAAAGCTTTGACTTTGTTTAAAATCATTAATTTCTTCTTCTAATTCTTCTGCAGTTTTTGTACTACCTAATATATCTGCTCTAGCTTGATCTAATAAATCTAATCTATTTTCTAAAACGGAAGTATCTAAACCTTTAGCTTGTTTTCTACCAATCGTTTCTTTTATGGTATCAATTCTATCTTGAAAAGATTTTTCAGTAAGTTTATTTGCATTGTATCCAGCCATAATACCTTCTTTAGTATTGTAATTATCTGTTACAATTCTACCTAGACTATCTAAAGTATATCCTTTTCCTAGTAATTCATTTTCCATTAGAGCTCTTTTGTTTGCAGGCAAAAGACCTGCAACACCTTTGGCCATACTAATCATTCCCATACCTGGAAGAGCATTTAATGCTAGATTTTTTAATAAACTTGAAACAGAAAAATTTTGTTTTGGTGCTGCATCCATCATAAAACTTCTTGGATCTGTATAATTTCTTTGAGTTCTTACATTTGGATTATTCATTGAACTCATATTGTATGGATTATTAATTTCATTATCTTTTCTAACTGCTTCTACTATAGGATTGTCAAAAGGAATTAAGTTAGGAACATCTACATTTTTTTCTTCTTTATCAAAATCTATTATAAATGGATTATTAGACTCATCATAGTTGTCAAATATCCCACCAGATGTTCCACCACCTTTATTTTTTTCATTTAAATATTTAATAACGTCCTCGTATAATGCCATTATCTTTTTCCGTCCGGTTGTATATCTAACCTAAAAGTACCAAATCTCCAAGATTCTGAAGCTGAGTCGTTTTCAATCTTTAAATTAACAAACCTACCTCTAGCTCTAGTGTCTTTTTTATCAGTGCTTGAGTTAATTGTAAAGGGACTTAAACTACTTGTTGTATCTGATTGTTGCGGATATCTTTTTATAGCTAAAGTTACTTTAGCATTACCATCTAGATCTTTAAAATCAGGTACAAAACGTCTTACCGCTAAAAATATATCTCCTGCTTCTCCTCCTTGACCCTGTAAATCAAAGTCATATGATTTAATAAAAGAACTAACAGTAGTTACAGTTCCTGTTTCATCCACTTGATCTGTTCCTATCTCTTGTTCAAAAAATTGTGATTTACCTAAACCAGATTCACCTATCACTGTTGGAAAATCTGCTGTCCCTGTGCTTGTAAATTTTGTAGAAAAAGGTTTAGGATATACACTAGCATCTAACCAAGTAGTTCTAGCTTCTGTTCCTGTATACCAAACTTTATCTGAATAATTATATACAACATACCTATTTGTAAATTCAGAATTTAAAGATGGATAATACCAAATAACTTCTGTATATAAATTATTTATACCTGCATATATTTGTTGACCTTTTGTAAGATCAATATCATCATAAACATAATCTTCCACACTACATGGTATTGTTTTTACTGTACCATCAAATGCAAAAAATCCTTTTGGAGACATCCAAAAAGAAACACCATCAACTTCAACAGCAGCATTTTGACCTACTAATCCACAGTTGGTACCTACCTGTTCAAATCCAAATGTAAATGGAGCACCTACAAATCTCATGTTATATAATGCAGTATCGGTCCAAACCATTATAGTTTCTTTTGCTCTTAGTGTTCCCATTAATTTGGTGCCGTCTTGCAATCTTTGAGAACCTGCTGTGTTTACAGAAGTAGGAGTATAAACGTTTATATTTTCTTGATCAGAAAAAGCTACAGCCATGTCATCTTGTTCTGTAGCACTTGGTAATATAGTTCCAAAATGAATTAAATGTCTTGTTGTAGGTGAAACCATTGTAAATCTAGATGCTGAAGGATTACTTGTTGTTTCAAAATTAGTTGTAGTTTGTGAAGCTCTAACAGTTAAAGGATTAGTTGCTCCTGCGTTCCAAGTAAATGTTTTACCATTTGCAATAGTTGCAATTAATACCTGACCAAAATTATCTAAACTCCAGAGGCCTGGTTCCAGAATCACGCTACTTGTTGTAGATGCGGTTCCCCATGTGCTATCGCCCCAAGTATTTGTTCCCCAACCGTAACCTGATGTCTGTGTCTGAGGTCCAACAACTTCATAAGGAGTTACATCTATGCTACCACCTGGACCTGCTGCTCCTGTTGCGTTAGAACTTTGTGTAATTACAAAATTATTTACATCAGTAACAGAAGTTACTTGAAATAATTTATTGTCAAAATCAGATGTTGAGTAACCTGTACCTGAAGGTAGTGTAGTTGAACTCATTAAAACAATATCACCAGCACTTAAACCATGAGAACTTTTGGTGATAGTTACATTAGCTGATCCTGAAACAGTTGTAATTGTACAAGAACTAAGCGCATTTCCTAAAGGTGTAATATCATAAAGTTCACCATCATAATAAACAAGTAAAAATTTATCTGTGCCAATGACTATATATTTTTTACCATCTAAACTTACAAAAGCATGTTGTTGTCTAGCAAGTCCTACAATAGATGTTTTAATAGGTGATTGCCATCCACCAACTTTTTCAGGTAATCCATATCTAAATCTAACATTATCAGAATCTACCCAACGTTGTTCAGCACCAGCTCCTGTAGTCTGTTTATCTATTCCGGGTAATATTTTAAAGTCAATAAGAGCCACTTATGACGCTCCTTATGCTGTATTGGTTTTATATGTCCAACCTCTTGTTGCATCTACATATACTAAAGTAACTGATTGTCCCGCTGTACTAAGTACATCATTTGCTGCTGTGCCTTCGATTGGTTGACCGTTTCTGTCAATAGTTAAATTGTTTGAACTAAATGTTCCTCTTGCATCTAGTAAAGATACTTCGTCACCTGTGCTTGGTGATGTTGGTAGCGTTACTGTAATTGCTCCGCTCGTAGTATTAACCATTACTTGGTCACCCGCAACTGCTGTATATGCACCTGTAACAGTCACATAACCTTTTGTCATAGGTCCGGAATGAATATTAGTTCCATCAGAATATAAAACCATTTTAGATTTTACTGGTAAAGTAACACCTGTTCCAGATACTGTCTTAACTGTTAATGTATAATTAGATGAAGATCTAGATGTTGCATCTTCTACAATAAAAACTCTTTCAGCAGAACTAGGCATAGTAACTGTTCTGTTTGCTGTTAATGTTCCTGTTAATTTATAATATAAATTTTTACCATTTGATGTTGCAAAACTTGTTAAAGCTAATGCTACATCTGCTGAACCTACAGCTAAAGATAGATATCCAGATGCTGCTTGTTCTAAAATTTGTAGATTTGTATTGGTAATTCCACCCCAAGATCCTGATTTTTCACCTGTTGCAATAAGTTCTAATTTTAAATCACTTGATGTACTTGATGCCATATATTCTCCTTATCCTCCATATTATATTAATTTTTTAATAGGTCAACTACGGTTTTGGAGGTAAAGCCGTAGGATCTATTTCTACCCAAGTGCCTGTAGCATTGGTATTTATACCTGTCCAAGAGCTCGTTGCACCTGTATTTAAATTAGTCCAGGTTTGATTTGCATTAGGATCTAAATTACTCCAAGCTCTTACATAGGCTTGACCTGTTGATATTTCTATTTGGCTACCATCTGGTGATACAACTGCATTTGCAGTTACTGTAACAGTGCCTGTTGCAATGTTCGTTCTATTACCAGTAACATTAACTAAAGCATCTCCAGTAATTGCAACATTACCAATTGATACATTTAATCTATTTCCTGTAACAGATACAACTGCATCTGCAGTTACATTAACAGTTCCATTTGAAACATTTATTCTATTACCATTTGGTGTAATTACAGCTCCACCTGAAGCTGTTACATTTCCAATTGTTAAATTAGATCTATTTCCTGATGGATTAATTAATGCATCACCTGTTATTCCTACAGAACCTGTAGCAACATTAACTCTACTTCCTGTTACTGATGCAATTGCATTTGCAATTACTGTAGCATTACCTGTAGAGATATTTAATCTGTTTCCAGTTACACTTACTAATGAATCACCGCTTACAGTAACATTGCCTATAGCAAAATTAGTTTGTTTACCTGTAACATTTACTACAGCTGTTCCAGTAGTTGTTACAGTTCCTGTATTAAGATTA